TACTGGTAGTCAATCAGTTGAAAATCAGTGGGATAGAGATGTTGAATATTTTACTGAAACAGTAACAAAATCCAGAACAAAAACAGCTAATACGCCTGGTGAAGTTGAACACGTTTATGTTTCAGGTAAGGGTAGAAAATATGGATCTTGGATAGATGCTGATTCTAGGGATAATGGATACAATCAAAATGATTTAATTGAAAATCCTGTATATATAATAGAAGACATATTAAGAACTGAGTTATCATTGACCTCTTCAGATATTGACCATTCCTTATTTGATAGGTCTGGCAACTCTTCGGCAGGAACAATTAATAAAATATACAATGACTCTGTTTCAGATATAAAGTTTGCATTTAGTCAATATAAATTTATTAATTCAAGAAACTTAATAGATAGAATATCAAAGCAAATATTAAGTTGGGTTTGGTTTAGCGGTGATGGTAAAGTAAAAATTAAAACACTTCTAAGACCTTCAGATACTTTTACAACTCAAAAAACTATAGATTTTGATACTATTAATTTAAAATCAATATCTAAAACAAGAATAAATACTGTTAGAAATGATATTACAGTTAATTATAATTATGACTATGCACAAGATCAAAATACCAGTGAAGTAAATACTACAGATTCTACATCTATTGGTACGACAGTAAATGGAAACAATAAAACTTTAAAATTAAATTTAGATGCTGAAAGCATATTAGATGACACAACAGCAACTCAACTTGCAGATGCTTATAAAACAATATTTAAAGATAGAAAAGTAATTTTAAAATTTGATATTCCTACTCCTAGATATAATGATTTAGAGATTACAGATTATATTACCTTTTCTAACTGGGATGATAATTTAAAACTATATGGAGCAGCTTTTAATTCTGATGTTTTTTTAATTACAAAAATATCTAAGAAGGTAAATAGTTGTTCTATTGAAGCAATAAAGGTAGATGCGTAATGGCAAACATGGACATAAGAACACCAAGATTTTATACAGATACTATAAATTTTTTAATGTCTGTAGGCACAGAGCAAGATGGTAATTTTGATGTAGTATCAGGAACTAACTTAATTAACACATACGTTACTGGAAGTGAAGCAGAGCTATTTGATATGCGACCTATGAATCAAGTCACTTTTAACACGACTGCTAGTGCAGGTGTTCAAGCAGAACACGTTTTAATAAATATAAACAAACAAAGCACAAATTTTAAAACAGATTTTATAGCAATACTTAATCACAATATGGTAAGTGCAGAAGCAAAGTTTCGTGTTGGTTTTGGAGATGCTTTAACCGACATCAATGACGTTGATCTTGCTAATGCAGACAGCGTTATGGCAAATGCAGTACAGGCTGTAAATGCCGATACCATTAGTAGTAATTTTGTAACACCTGGAACTAATGGATCTACTGTTGTAACATTTGACGAAACGGATGCTCAGTATGTAGGTATTCAATTTGAGGGAATTGGTGGTGCTGGGAATCTTTTCAATGGAAGCAATAATTTGAAGATTGGCTGCATAATTATAGGAGAGCATTACACGATGCCTAATGCACCAGACCTATCTGTTAAAAGGTCAATACTGTATGATGGGGTTTCAGTTCAGCAGTCTATAGGTGGGCAAAAATTTGGAAATGCAACACATTTAGGAAGAAGGCACATAAACACACTAAATAAATCTCCATTTCTAGCGACTACTTATCCATCAGGGGTATATGGAGGTAGAATAATATATGATATGAATTTTAGCTATTTGAACTCTACAGACGTTATGCCTTCTAGGTATCTAACTGAAATAGAAACCGATGAAACTGTAGTTTCAGATGTTTGGAATAGGACAAAAGGCAACCTAATTCCATTTATATTTAGTAATGATTCCACATCTCAACTTGACACTGATTATATGTTTGCAAGATTTGCCCAAAGCTCACTTGATATGACTCAAGTTGCACCAGATGTTTTCAATATGTCTTTTAGGATTGAAGAAGAATTTTAAGGATCGGGGATAACAATATTTAATTCTATGGCAGACCAACGCACTAACCTCTCAATAAAAACAGAGAACTCTTTTGTTGAGAGGGTTTTAGTGCTTTCAACATCAAAATGATTTTTTATCGTTTCGTGCATTTCATTTTCAGTATATCCCAGTTCATCTGCCAGTATCCTAACAATATTCCAATAGTAATTGTTTTGTGGTGCAGAACGTACCCCTGTTTCTTTTAACTCAATATAATATTCTCCCTGGAGTTTGGAGATAGCCATGTCAAACTCATCTTTGTTAGATAGAGTCATTTTACCATGTTTTATTACGCAAGGGAATCGCAATCTGGACATATTTGCTCCTTCCATAATTTAATATCTGGCGAACTCCACAATTTTCCTTCAAACATATTCCACTTTCTTCGACAAGAAGGACACCAGGAAAGGTCTTCGTCAGCCCTTATTTCATCTGTTTTATGATTTTCTCTGTAATTTTTATCTATTAAGGGATTATCTAGGGCATCTATAACCCATTGTATTGAACCAAATTTAAGTTCATTATCTTTTTCTCTGCTCTTTTTCATGTATAATTCCACCCAGTAGTAATAAGTAATTCCTTGCATCCTGTATTCTGCCTGTAATTGGCTCTTCGGACACTTCACTGCCTGTGAGAACGTAATTTCGGATGGAATCCATGTGTTTCAACAGATATATAAGGCAAACTTGCTCTGATTTAAGGTTCATACGCTCTCCAATGCTTTTGAAGTTTTTAAACTTGTCTTCATTGGATACAGTGTACTCTTCACCTTTTACTTTCATCAAGCGATCTTCTTCTTGCTGCATTTTTATTGCCCACTTAAAGAAGTCTTTAACTTTCATTGTTTATTCTGTTAATAAGCTCTGTTATAATAAGAAATGATATGCCAAAAAATAAAGACCAGAAAAACAATCCTAAACCTAATACAAGTACATTAGCAACCCACTCTGCTATATCAAACATAATCATAACTTATCCTCTATCCTGTTTAGCCTAATGGTCATAAACGCCCAAAGACAAACCCAGAAAAATGTATTTATTAAAACATCAAATGCTTGTGTTTGCAATGCTTCTATTATGTAGTACCAGGTCATATTATTCTCCTATTATTAAAACTTTTAACAAAAACCAGGCAGAGAGGTCGGATTGTATTTGATAACAGGAAGATGAAATTTCTTACTGTCTCTGCCTTTTTTTGTATTAATTTTTGCTGACCTACTGATTTTCACAGCACTTACTTTTAATAGGTCTATTATGGCAAAAGTCAGCATTAATTCTTTGCCCCATTGGTAGCCAACCATCAAATTGTCATCCTCTTTTCTAGATTCTTCTTTCCTATGGAAATCCAATCTTCAGACAAGAGAATTTTTATGTGGGGCAATTTCACTACCCTAATTCCTTTGCCATATCGTCAAGACAAGTACCACATATATCGCTTTGGCAAACTGTACAGGTGTTTAATTCTTCTAGGTCATAAAGAACATCATTTACTATCTCACTGATTTTATCTAGATGCTTTCTAAGACCTATGCTTGAAAAGTCAGACATCTCTAGCTCGGTATAGCTCCAGATGTCTGTTAGTTTGTTTTGTATTTTTGTTAATTCTTTCATTTTGTTCTCCTGTGTTGTTTTAATATACTAACAATTATTTTATATGTCAAATGATTTTTCATTAATTTTTTCTAATAAATTATCATAGTCAGAATCTATATACTTCATAAAATTGTTTTTTCGCTCTTTCAAGTCTTCATACCAAGAGATGCCACGCTTCTCGATTGCCCATTCAAAAAACTCAGCAGGAGTTTTATGGGCGGAGAACTTACTCGAAAAAACGTGGCATCCAACACACAGGCAAAAACCATTATCAACATCCCAACGTACAGCCCTGATAGATCGTGAGTAGAAGTGGTGGGCATTTAAAGGTTTCGTTTTGTGACAGACCTCGCACATTCCGTATTCTTTTACTTTGTCTGCCCACGCCTTATCCAGCTTGTTTGATAATGATTTCTTCAATTAGAAGGGGAAGTTATCTTCGTCTTTATTTGTGTGGGTATCTGGCGTGCCTTCTAATACCTGGAGGAGAACTCTCATATTGCCTTCAATGATGACTTGATCTGAATCAGTAAGCACAGTATGTACTTCTTTCTTGGGCATCATATCAACTGCAAGTTTCAAACATACTTGCTTGTGTATATCGTGTGTTCTATTATCGATACCAAGAGTGGTATTAACCTTATTCTTCACAGTCGTTCCTTCTTCTGGTGTAACATTCCAGGCAATTTTTCCACTGCTTGTCTGTTCTTTGCGAATATTCACCTTATCTCCTTTGCGATAATACTGTAGTTTATCGTGTAGGTAATCGGTTGCAAATATACCCTTCTCAGAACCTTCGTGTCTCACTCCATATAAATACCAATTTCCGTAGTTATTAGTACCTGTTTTTGGCGTGTCATACAAGAACTCTACCAGAGTATCTGTTCCTTCTTGTATCTTTAGTGTTTCGTTTTGACTCATTTATTCTCCTTATCTTTTATTGGTATTACTTTACAATTATTTCTCTCAAGTAATTTAAAAACCATCATCCTGATAGCTTCTATCTCTTCTTGAGTTAGGTCTTCAGGAAACTCAATCCTAAACTTACCTTGTGTTATCATATCGTTCTCCTTCATTATTTTAACTTACTTAATTATAAATATAACTTGCAACTATTTACCAACAATAAGATCACCCCAGAGAGAAGTTCTCCCATTAACTATTTGAACCAAGTGGACTGTAAAATATCCTGAATGGTAGAAATCAACTATGGCAAATGCGTGCTGCCAATTATGCTGCCTATTCCCTAGCCATTCATTTGCATCTGCACTCATATCCTTCAAGCATCCTATTGACCAGGCTGACTTTACTCCATCGATATGAGTAACAGAAGACTGTTGAATGTCGTGATGGTGTCCATACATAATATTACCACCAAGACGAAGGAGGTGGTTGCGAGTATGATTAATCCCAGCGAAATGATGTCCATGATAAAAATTGAGTTTACCAATCTTGAGCATTTTGCCCAGCTTGTGGTATTTATAACCACGATCTCCCAATTTAATAGCATTTTTAACCAAAAAATCCTTAGCAAGGTATGGGTTTTCTTCAACAAATCTATTAAGCCAGTCTTCATGGTTGCCTTCAACAAAATGTCTCTCCTTTACGTTTGCTTTATCAAGCGATTCATCTATTATATCCATTCCCTTGTTTACTTCTTCAATTTCTTTTTCAACGTAAGGCAACTGATATTCCAGTGGCGGTCTTTTCTTTTTCTTCCATTGCCAATGACTAACTGACTGCCACTCTCCAGTATCCCCTAAATCAATATAACCATCTGGTTGTATTATCTCAATAGCCTGGCAAACAACATCAATCGCTTTCATGTCTGCAACTGGAAAATGTTTGTCTGGCGTTACTATATATCTCTTTACTTTCATATTATCTCCGCACTTAGCCACTTATCCAATGCTTTTTCCCATTGCTCGTATGTAGCCTCATTGTTATTGTATTTGATCCAAACCTCATCGAACTCCTCGCATAGTCTCATGGTCATATCACGAGAAAAGGGTGTTTTCGGAATTGTCGGATCCACTTTGCTTATCTTTTCCAAATATATCTTCTTTAACTCTTGGGATGTATGTCTCATAGTTACCTGTCCTTATGTTGTAATTTAGCTTCGCAGGTTCGCTGCCAACAGTTGGTTTTCCATTTTTATATTGAAATCTTATTTTATGAATATGGACTCCAACATAATCTTCCTCTTCAGACTTGTGTCTGTGAATCGTTATAGCATTATCGGATTTATTAAACCAGTTTGCCGATCCTGATATGTCATAAGGACTCGGAACAACTGGTCTTCTGTTAGCATCATTTTCCATTTTTCTAGGGTGAGCAACGATCCATATATGTATTTCATTTATCTTTGCAAATGTATTGAGCTGAGACAGAACCCTACTGACATAATTTGTCTCATTCTCTCCATCTCCGAATTTATGCTCTAATGTATTCCAGGGATCTATAACCAATCCATTCAATCCGTATCTATAATTTAATATCTTTGCCTGTTCCATAATTGACTCAACTGTTACAGATGTTTCCTGGGTTCCTATAAATTTAATATGGTCATTCAAGACATTCATACTTGCCCTAGCTACATCTTCAGACATTTTTTCATCTCCCCAAAATGCCTGTCTTGAAAACTTGCCAACTAATTTTAACAAGTGATGCTTTACTGGAAAGTTCTCTGCTGAAAATATACCAAACTTCCAACCATATTTCTGAACCATATTTATCATAAGGGCATCCATCCATTCAGACTTACCCATATTGGGAACCCCTGTAACAACAGATACTTCTGATAAGCTAACCCTGTAATGCTCATCTAAATCTGACCATCCAGTTGATAATCCTTTATGTTCAGGCTTATTAAATAAATCAATAGCTTCATCTATAACATCTTCGATCATAACCACACCATCTATTGGGTATGGATATGCTCCGCTAACTATATCTAATATACGTTCCTCACCATACTTAACCAAGACCTCATTCATATCCTTGCAATCGTCAGGATAATTAACCCTACAACACTTTTCCCTACCAATACGCCTAGATAATTCATCTCTTAGGTGTTGACCTGCACCATCGGAATCTGTACATAAGATAACTTTTTCAGCACTCATTAAATATTCTTCAGCAGATATAAGATAGCTAAATTTCCTATCACTAGGACTAGATCCAGGCTGCGTTGCTCCATCGGGAACAGATACAACATTTGTAAACCCTGCTTGAACAAGAGATAAGGCATCCATCTCGCCTTCTGTTATTATAATAGTTTCCATACCTTTCATGTGGTCAAATCTATAAAAGCATTTTTCAGCATTTTTCTCTTGTCTAAATTTTTTATCTGCTGTTCTGGATTTTATATTTACCACTTCACCATTTTTATAAAATGGAAATTGGATCCATCTATTTTTATAACCTATCTTTGCATCATCAACAATCGCTCTGGTTATACCTCTATCCTCAAACCATTGATAGACGGACTCTGGTACGTCACTTGTGGGTGGTTCAGGTTTTATGACTGGTTGCAATCTAGGTTCCTTTCTTACTTTGTTCAACGAACCATTCCACCCACAATGATGACAATTCCAAACGCCTTCATCTATATTAACAGACAAACATTTGTCTGATGATTTTCTTCTGCCATTTGAACACTTAGGACAAGTTGTTTTCTCCTGACCTGAAGTATTCCTTAAATAAATTCCGTTCTCCTCGAAAGTCACTTAATTCTCCTTTTTTTAATTTTGCCTTTTATGTAATAGATACAATAAGAACACGAACTGAATAATCCACCCCAAATTAAACTAGGATGGGGTTCTCCACATATTCCTATCAAATGCTTTATAAAGTGGAATAATGAATCCATTATTGATTTCTGTATTTATGAAATAAGTTCTCAAATTTACTAAATCCATTCTTTGACTTATTTCTCAATGAATTTATACTCATCAAAACTTTGCTGTAAAATATATCATCCATGCCCCATCTTAAAGCATCTCTAATCTCAGCATAATCATAACCATCTATCTTTATTAATTGATATAATACATTCAGGCTTCCATTAACCAAGTTTATATTTGTTTGCCAATCTTCTTTAACTATCTTAGGATGCCTTTTATTTTGTTGTGTATAAAATTCATAAACTATTTTATAAAGGGCATCTCTTTGTTGATTAGTGATCTTTTTATTTAGTAAGGTATAGGCAGAATTATCTTTTCCTAATATATTATTATTAATAGTATTACACATTGTTTGCGTATTTTCAATAGGGGGGGTAGGCTTAGACTTGCTCCTATTGTGTTTTTTGCCATCTACCCCTAGATTTTTTAACCTATAGGTTTCAAAAGTTTTTTTATCTACCCCTGGATAATTTTGTATAGGGGTAATGTATCTACGGATAAACTTATTGGTTCCTTTTTCATTCTCAATTACTACATTTATAAATCCATTGTTT